AATACAATCCAAATCGAAAGCCGATAACGAACAGGACGTTTGAGTTGACGCCGCAGTCGTTGTATTACTTACGCAGGTTACAGGAGATAACAGGGGAAAGGGAGGGGGTGATCATTAAGGAGGCATTATGTGCGCTTTACTTGGGGTTGACGCGTTCCAAGCACATAGAGGAGATCAGGGCGGAGATTGACGCATTTAGGAAACACTCATACAGTCGTCCGTTTGACAAAAAGCGGAGAAAAATCATAGACGATCCGTATGACATTGTGTACGAAGATGAGGAAAAACTTGACAAATGAAAAATAGTGTGTATACTGCTTATGGGAAATATTCCGACATTTCCTGCCTCCTTTCTGAGATGAGCCAGGTGCCCTCCTTCACCTGGCTCGACGCATTTTAGGAGAAGAACATGGCAAATCCAATTAGAACAAGTGGTGGTAGATTTGGGGTGATGACCAAGCACAAGTGGTCGGGTGGAGGGGAGATCACTGACACGCGCCGTCTTTCCACGTTGATCAAAGATGAGTTCGACCGAGAGATTGAGATAGACGATTGCGGTGAGATTTTCAAGGTGACGCGCAAGCAGATCTTAGCGGATGCGTTAGCTCAGATGATTTCAACGGGAAGGGTGGTATTACCTGACACGCGCGACACGGACGGAACGATTATTCCAGGCAAGCACTTTGACTTCTCGCCCAATAACTGGATAAAGAACGTCATAATGGTTTTGAACTACATTGACCCGCCTGTGAGCAATGTGCGCGTGAACAACACGGTTCAGTCAATTATCTTTGATAAGAACTTTGCTGACCCTAAAAATGAAGAGGTGGTAATTGACGAGCCAGGTGTCGTGGAGTGAGATAACCAAATTCACGCCGAAGCAAGAAGAAGCGTATAAGTCTATCTTCGACCACCGCTACACCTTATTTGCTGGCTCTCGCGGGCCTGGTAAAAGCTATTGGCTGCGCTGGGCTGCGATGAGCTGGCTGCTCTACCAAGCAGGGAATGGACTTCCTGGCATTGTTGGCGGATTGTTCAGCTCCACGTATGCATCCCTGAAAGACAGACAGATTAGCAAAATTGAATTGGAGTTTCCTGATTGGCTGGGGGAATTGAAGGAAACCAAAACGCTTGGCTTGGCTTACTACGTTTACGACCAATGGGGCGGGCCTGTGCTTACCTTGCGCAACTTGGACGACCCAATGAAGTATAAGTCCTCAGAGTTTGGCATCATCGCTGTTGACGAGCTTACCGAACATCCCGTTGAGACCTTTAATGTTTTATCAGGTTCCCTTCGCTGGCCTGGTCTCAAAGACCCGCGTTTTATCGCCGCCAGCAACCCAGACGGCATTGGCAACCAATGGGTCAAGGACTATTTCATCAACCATATCTACCCCCCAGAATTGCAGCCCCTATCGAATGAATTTAACTTCGTTCCTGCCCTGCCTACCGACAACCCTCACTTGGACGAGTCCTACTGGATTATGCTCAATAGCTTGCCAGAAGACCTCAAGCGCGCTTGGCTCTATGGAGATTGGGACGTGTTCAGCGGACGCGCCTTCCGCACCTTCGCCAGATCAACACACGTCATTCAACCGATTGACATCCCCGACTACTGGACACGCTTTGTGGGGATTGACTCTGGCTACCGCGCTCCATTCTGCGCTTTATTCGGTGCACGCAATCCTGATAATGGTAGGGTTATAATCTATAAAGAGTTATACGAAACCAATTTAACCGATAGAATGCAAGCTCGCAAGATTATGGACATCTCTGATGACCGCGAAAAGAAAGCGATGCGCTTCGCCGACCCATCAATGTGGGTTGCTAAAACACTAAACGAAGTGACCTCGTCTGCCATTATCTACGCAGAGAATGGCTGCTATATTAGAAAAGGCGATAATGACCGCATCAACGGCAAGAGAAAAGTTGACCGCTTACTGATGAACCTTGAAGACGGGAAGCCAGGGCTGCTCGTCTTCGAGAATTGCTACAACTTAATAAAACAATTGACTAATTTGGTGTATGATAAGTATCATCCTGAGGATGTTGACTCCTCTATGGAGGATCATGCATACGACGCACTTAGGTATCTCCTAACTAACGTAAGGGAATACCGCAAGGTGGAAAAGCCAAAATATGAAAAATCGCCTTTCGTCAGCTTATCAAGGATTTAATTATGAAAACTTTTACTGAAGCCAAATATCACGGCAATGACCTGATGAAGTCAGAGTCAAGACTCCATTCGATGCAGCGCAGTATGGACGAGATGATTCAGATGGAGTGGAAGGGGAAACCAACAGGAAAGGGCACGGAGAACGTCAAATTTACCACTTCACCCGATGCGCGCAACGAATTTCTGGGAGCAGTGCGCCTGCTTACCGCCGTAGACCCCATTATAAAAGTTCCATACGATGTAAATAACACCGTTGCTAAAGCCGAAGCCGATAATATCGAGCGGATTTGCAAGGCGGTGTGGTATCACAGCGGCAGAAATCTGCAAAAACCCGTCCATTATGAGCTGGTGAACTCACTTTTGCGCTATGGCGTGTTCCATTTGGCGATTGTGGACACCGAAGACCTCTACATCGAGGCTGAAAAGAACAATAAAATGCTCTCAAAAGCTGCAAAATTCCGCTACAAGAAGCTTTCCGAGTCCACGCCGTTCCTTTTTCAGCCATTAGACCCGAAATGTGGGGCGGCTGAGTTCGATTCTTTGGGACTTTGCGCTTATTATCGCGAAACAAAGATGACTGCCGCTGAAATTCGCTCTATTTTTGGCGATTTGCCTCAAATTCAGAACTATTCTCCCAGCGATTTCATCACTTATAAGGATTATTGGGACTTGGACGTCCACTTTGCTTGGATTGATGACATCCCCGAACCCATAATTGGTCTTGAAGACAACGGCGTGCACAATTTACCCCGCATTCCTATCGTTGTTCAGGGTGCGGAAGGCTCGCTTATCAGCCCAGAAGCAGAATATAAATACCAACCTCTGCTCTATGGTCTCTGGAAGGGCGAACTTTGGGATAGAATGAACCTCGAACTCACCGCCCTGTTCACCAATTTGTATAATGTTGCCGCGAATGCAATGTTCGTTCACGAGCGTGGCATCGAGGACAGCGCCATAACAGTCGATTTTGATAATGTCGGCGGCATCGTCCATTTGCAGCCTGGTGATAAACTCTACCCGCTCCAAAGGGATGTGTTTAATAAAGACGCCTTAGTAGGTATGGATATTCTTGACAGGCTCACACAGGAAAGCACGCTTTACAAACAGGTCTTTGGAAGGGAAGTCCCCGAAAGGACAGCTTTCTCTACTGTGGCGTTGCTCTCCCAATCGGGTAGACTGCCTCTGGTAGCTGCCCAAAGGGCAGGCGGTTGGGGCATCGGGACTGCCTTCGAGACAATGTTCAGCCTGATAAAAGATAAGCAAAAGATCAGAACTGCCCTGATTAACTCTCGCAAGATCAACATTGATCCTGCTGAGCTTCCTGATGACCTCATCATTGACGTTACTTTGGACGCTGACTTGCCCCAAGATAAGCTCCAACAAGCCAATGTCGCTGGGATGCTCAAACAATACGGCTTGGCTTCTAACTCTTGGATTAGGGAAAACATCCTTAACATCGGTCAGTCTGGCGATATGGATAAGGAAATCATCGAGGAGCAGTTTGTCAATAAGATGGTCGGGGAATACCTCACCAACCAGATGCAAAACGAGATAATGCAAAACATTCAAGCTCAAGCTCAAGCACAGCAACAGGCACAGCAGGAACAGCAAGCCGTTCCAGAACAATTCAATCCAGCTAAGGGTGGGATGCCCCCGATTGTGGGAAAGGGCGCAATTCCTGCTACACGACCTGGTCAGCAGCCCACGCCGCCAAGCCCCTTAGCCCAAGTGATGCAGCAAGGTGAACAATGATAGATTCTCTTGAAGCCACCAATCTTTATATGCTCTCGAAGGCATTTACCAGAGCAACTATCAGGGAGCTTGAGGACAAGTGGTATGAACGCGCCGTGAATATGGCTTCTCAGTATGCCTTAGCGTATATGCGCACCAACCCACAACTTTACTCAAAGATTGTGCTTGACCCCAAGCTAAAGGCTGAATATGACCAGTTAAGACAAGAGGTGTGATATGCCCGACATAAAAAAGTATGCCAAGTCCCAAGCAACAGTTGGCTATAATCGCTATAAAAAGATTTCACCTCAAATAGAAACTGGGAAGGAAGAGTGGGAGACTTGGACTCCGATTAAGACTGGACAAAGCAGCCCGCAGATAAGAACTAATCCGCCTCCCCGCGTTGAAGGTGAGACATATA